TTATTGATAATTACTTTAGCTATGGTAGCACTGACGTTGGGAATTTGACAAAGCATAATTTCATGAATGTTATCGACTGTGATATTTTCTTTTTTAGTACTTTTAATGCAACTAACATAATCAGGTTCTTTATTATTTTCGGAGGCGTAATAGCTTTCTTTCTTTCCCAACTCTTTTCCAATTTTTGAGGCAAACTTTTCAATCAACTGTTTTGTCATTTTCATATTGGATGATTGCCAAATACTAAAGCCTTTGTGATAAAAAATAGAAACCATTGCCGACAATATTATACTACTATCCTTATGCGAATTGAAATTTCCTTCAATTAAATATACTATATTATGATTGTGTACAGGGTGTCCATTTAATCTATATGATTGTTCGGAATATCTACCATCTTTAATACTAGACATTAAATCAGATGGAGTTTTTCTCTCTATAATCAATTTTAAATTGTCATCGTCGTCATATATAAGTATATCTCCCAGATCTAATTGTTCTTTTACAATCGTATGAGAAAACGTGGAATCATGTTCGATTTCCTCTATTAATGCCCGTTCGCGTATATCGAGTGATATTTTCATGATATATAATAGTAGTTTTATATCATGTTTATATTGTTTTTTTTGAAATGTTTCTTAATGATCACTAGTCATCGCTTTAGTCCCATTTATGCTTCAATAGTCGCTCGTGGTACAAATCAATATTGTGATCGCTTATACTGAAGCACGAGAATAATGAATAACGAAACCAGGTATTGTATGAATAATTTTCATATATTTTGCATTCATCTTCGCTCACCGCGATATTTATTCCCACGTGATGAAAAAATATCATTGGAATAGCTGTGACAGCATCCCTATTATTAGTAACTCTATAATGGATTAGATTTTCCTGAGAATCGAAGCTCTTACGAAATTCTAAGTTACCTACACGTGGGCTGGCAAACGAAACGATGGTAACTTTACTTTCCTTCATTTTTTCTTCGCGAGATAGTTCGTAACCAAATAGTGTTGATAACGCAGCGCCAAGACTATGTCCAGTAATGAAGACTTCATAGTCGTTATGCTCCTTCATTACTTCAAATATTTCTTCACATAGATTTTTATACATATCCTCTCCATGTAACTGAGTATGGAACCCTCCATGAACATATACGTTATCATGTAGTTGAGTTTTCAACACCGATAGATCGTAATACCAGTCGGATTTTGACTCTGAACCGCGGAATACAACTGTAATTCTTTTGTGACTTTTGCTTACCGTAATACCTACTTGAAGATCGGTAGAGTCAATAGAATAGAATTTATGGACATATCCATGAGGAGAAGATGTAGAAAGATCCTGGATAGCTTTTAACCGGGATTCATTTTTTATAGTATGACTATTGTCATTCAAACTAGACACAAATGATTCAACAGTACTTTTATTATCCAATACAAAAGTATTACCGTATTCGTATACTAACATGGTAAGTTTGGCAAAATCACATACTTGTTCGTGAGGAATTATTGGCATTTATATTATAACCTATATAATTTAAAAAGTGGTAAAAATATTACTACATATACGTAGTTTATTTCTCTATATATTTCTGTGTATATTTGATGATAATATATTCATTACTATTTTAGATAAAATTGATTTTAATATTAAACGATACATTATATTATAAACTAGAATGAATAAACTTGAGGATGATGTTCAAAAGATCGGAGATAAGTTAGTATTTAATCCATATAACCCGAATAATTCAGAAATAACGATTCATGAAATTCAATCCCTTCTGAAAAAATACGGGCTTCCTGGTAACGTATTTAACGATAAACTATATAAGCGAGCATTTGTGCACAAATCATACGTAAAAAAACCTTTCTTAGAAAACGAAAAGGAAAATATCGTGGTTGTTGAAAAACCATATAACTGTTTACCTCTTAGCACCAAATCTAATGAGCGGTTAGAATTCTTAGGGGATGGGGTATTAGAATGCGTTACCAAATACTATTTATATAGAACATTTCCAAAAGAAAATGAAGGGTTCATGACTGAAAAGAAAATTGCACTTGTTAAAAATGAACATATAGGAAGAATTGCCTATGAAATGGGGTTGCATAAGTGGTTCATTGTTTCAAAACACGCAGAAGAGAAAAATACACGTACCAATATTAAAAAATTAGGATGTCTGTTTGAGGCGTTTTTAGGTGCCCTATTTTTGGAATTTAACAAAATCGATATCAAGGACGAAGATTGTTGGTTCGATAATGTATTTGTAACTGGACCTGGATTCCAAATGGCACAAATATTCATCGAAAACATATTCTCGAAACATGTTGATTGGAAACTAATTGATGAAGACGATAATTATAAAAATATTATCCAGGTGAAAATTCAAAAAGAATTTAAGACTACTCCGTGCTATGTTGAACTTCCTCATGAACACGACGATGGATATTATATGGGCGTATATTTATGTATAGGTCAACAACTACACGAAACATCTGTAGCGAACGCAATAAATTTTGAAAGTCTAAAATCATTTAATGCCATTCATGATTACCTCGCAGTCAATAATAAAATATTAGTATTCTTATCTAGCGCATATCACAGAATTAAAAGAAAGGCGGAACAATTAGCATGTGAGAAAGCTATACACTTGATTCATCATTAATATCATCAATTATATCATCATTTAAAATACAAATTAAAATATAGAAATTAAAATATATGAAAAATATAATGGAGAAACTTATAGAACAATTGAAGGAAAAGCCTATTCCAAAAAAGCATGAAGATGTTGTCTTAAATTTTGCTCAATCAAATGATCCGTATATGATTGAAGATGACGATATTCAAGAGGTTGATTTGGAATCATTGTTGGAAAAAAATCCGGATTTTCATATTTACGACCATACGAAAAATAAAGATGATTTTGACGAGGATTTATTCATGAGAGAAATAAATGAAATAAGGAAGGTTATCCAAAATGTACCTAAAATTACGAATAAAGATAGTATGTTGAAGGAAGAACGTGTAGATGAACTGATCCCGACTAATAAATCAACCGCTCCTATAAAACGACGTAGAAAAACAAATATAGACAAACCTGCTGTAACTGAAATCACCTCCTTTGAAATAGGAGATGAAATAAAACAAAGGTTACCTAAACAAAAAGATATTGTACTCATCAAAAAACCATCTTATTATATGAGTAATAGAGAAGTTTTTTTAAATTTTGCCAATACATTATTTTCTGATTATCGTAAAGAAATTATAAACACTGGATCGCGCGTTCAGTGCGATAAAACCACTAAAAATGTGGTTACAACTAATAAAGATGGAGTCGCGATACAATCAAAAGATTTTTCACTTTTAACACATCAGAAGATAATACTAGATTATCTCAATATATATACACCATATAGAGGACTTCTTTTATATCATGGTCTCGGGTCTGGTAAAACATGTTCATCTATTGCCGTTTCTGAAAGTTTTTTAAGCGCGGCATCTAGTATTGCGTTCGCTGAAGGATTAGTTCAATCGAAAAAAGTTATTGTTATGACCCCTGCCTCTCTGAGAGTAAATTACTTTGAAGAACTCAAAAAATGCGGAAATCCGATTTACAAGAAAAAACAATTCTGGGAATTTATTCCATTAAGCGATGAAAATACCAAAGATCAACTTTCGCACATATTACAATTGCCGGTAAATTATATTGACTCCGCAAAAGGAGCATGGATGGTAGACATCACAAAGCCTTCAAATTATGAGCAATTATCTCCCATACAAAAACAAGACCTGGATAAACAATTAAATGAGATGATCCATTACAAATACCAGTTTATTAACTATAATGGTCTTCAGAAAAAACACGTTAATCAACTTACTAAAAATAATACTATTAATCCATTTGATAATAAAGTCGTCATTATTGATGAAGCGCATAATTTTATCAGTAGAATAGTGAATAAAATTGGAAAATCAAAAGATATCACTCAACATACATCCACACTTTTATATCACAATCTAATGAAAGCTAATAATGCCAAAATCATAATGTTAAGTGGAACACCCATTATTAATTATCCTAATGAAATTGCCATTTTGTATAATATTTTAAGAGGATATATCAAAACCTTTCATATTCCTATCAAAACAGGGCAAAGAAAATATACAGAAGAACAATTTAAAAAAATATTTACAAAACACAAAATTGTAGATTATTTAGAATATAAATCGGGTATACTTTACATCACTAGAACCCCATTTGGGTTTGTAAATAAATTTTATGGTCTAGCCTACAAAGGGGTCCGATACAATAACACTGAAGAATTAAACGATTCCGCATTTATTAAATCCATTATTGATCTTTTAGAGAAAAATGGTATTGTACCTAGAAAGGAAGATGTAAAAATTGCCAATAGTAAAACACTCCCTGATAAACTAGAGGATTTTCGCGAATTGTTTTTTAATGAGGTAACAGGTAATATGAAAAATGAAAATCTGTTTAAAAAGAGAATTCTAGGATTAACCTCCTATTTTAAAAGTGCGTCGGAAGGACTTATGCCACAATACGATCATTTAAAGGATACTCACATTGTTCGTATTAATATGAGTGATTACCAATTTTCAAAATATCAAGAGATACGTATGATAGAACGTGATGATGAAAAGAAAAACCGCACTAAAAAAATGATGAAAAAACCAACAGAAGATATATACGAGGAAGTAAAATCAACTTACAGAGTATTTTCTAGAGCATTCTGTAACTTTGTATTCCCTGATCCTCCTGGACGCCCTATGCCAAGTGGTTCATTAGAAGATTCTGTAAATAATATGGTAGATGAAGAAGCGCTAGACGGTGTATCAGATACTGACATTGAACCTATAGTACCCGTTGATAATGATGGAAACCCTATGGACGCAGCGTACGATAATAAAGCGTATAATATTCGCATTAAAATGGCACTTGACACTATTAAACAACAGAGTAGTAAATATTTAGTTGGAGAGAATTTAAAAGTATTCAGTCCTAAATTTGCTGAAGTACTTGATAATATTGATGATATGAAGGGACTACACTTATTATATAGTCAATTCAGAACTATTGAAGGGATTGGTGTATTTTCCATGGTTTTGGAAGCTAATGGGTATACTCAATTCAAAATGAAAAAAAATAGCAAACAACAATGGGTTTTAAATACATCCGTAGAAAATATTAAAAATGGAAAGACATTTGCTTTATATACGGGCACAGAAACCGCGGAAGAAAAGGAAATGATACGCCATGTATTCAATGGAACGTGGGAATATTTACCACTATCATTAACAGAACAGTTAAAATCTATTCATGAAAATAATATTAATGGTGAAATAATAAAATTGTTTATGATCACGTCGTCGGGAGCGGAAGGGATTAGTTTAATGAATACTAAATACATACATATAATGGAACCTTATTGGCATCCCGTGAGAAGTCAACAAGTAATCGGTAGAGCACGTAGAATATGTAGCCATATTGATTTACCTGAAAATGAGCGAAAAATTAAGGTGTTCTATTATTTAATGCAATTCTCAGATGAACAGATTGACAAAAAAATGAATCTTGATATTCGTAATAATGATGTGAGTAGAATTAATAAAACCAATTTGAGACCTATGACTAGTGACGAAACTCTTTATGAAACATCTATGCGCAAAGAAAATCTATCTCAACAGATACTGAAAAATATAAAAGAAGCATCAATTGATTGCGCAGTACATTCTACCTCATCGTCTGGAGAAGCTTTAGAATGTTATTCATTTGGAAATAATGTTGATAGTAACGTATTCTCCTATAAACCAAATATTATGGACGATAGCAAAGATAGTAAAAACAAAAAACTTAATGAGGTGGAAGAAAAATGGAATGCTAAGCGTGTTAATATTAATGGTATAGATTACGCACTAAGAGTAGATAAAAATGGAAAAGATACTGATTTAATATATGATATAGATAACTATCTTCAGGCTTTGGCTAATCCAAATATTAATATACGATTGGAAGGTAAATTAATTGAGAAAGATGGAAAAAAATATATTGATACAGAGGTAATGTAATATTGTTATACACATACTAATAACAACAAATTACTATAGACGATTATATATTTTTTTATGAATTTATATTGATAAAAAAAAACAGTTGAATTATATATGAGTGATATTCCTGAATCTAATTGGACAATTGTAGATGGACCCGGTTGGTATTTTATAAGCGCGATGCGCAGTGATACGTTTTTCAATATTATGAATGAAAGAAAAGAAAATCCCGACGCAATGTTAGATATATATAAAGTAGCATATTTTTTCTCAAATAGCTGGCCGGCAAACGACATATTTAAAAATATTCATTGGGAGACTATATATACAACAGATGCATTGATGAATCCGTATTTGGGATATTGGGTTCTTATTACGAAATATACAGTTCCTACATGATTTACAGTTCCTACATGATTTACAGTTCCTACATGATTTACATATCATTAAAAAATACTTTTCTATATTTGAATATTTCGTCGTCATGTATCTTTTCATTCTTAAAAATACTCCACTTATTACTGGTGAGCATTGTCACTATAAAAAATATTACATACATTCCACATTCAGTATTTTTATTTTGATGAACCTTTGGATAATTCATAGATAGAGTGAATTTTTTATTATACATCTTTCCTTGCTCCTTTATAACGTCAGTAAGCCTTTTTATATTCGCAGGAATTGTATTACCGTTACTATCAAAGTAATATATTCGTTCTTCTACAATATTTATGAATAGCGCGACCCAATGAGTCCCTTCGCCAGTATGATTATCCAAATTAAAAACGATACCTATTTTTGTTTTACCTATAGGCTGTAATTCTATATATTTTTGTAAAGAAAAATGTTTAAGTTCCGGCCATACCCAATCATTTCTCATTTTATTACACACATTATAATCAATAGGAGATGGACCCAGAAATATGAAATCGTCATGCGCAATTTCATACTGTTTCATTACTTTAGATATATCTAAATCGCTTAACCATTCGCGAGGGTTAGAAACCCACGATTTAGGCATTTTTGGTACAAATGATTCAGCAAAAATATCATTAGATATATTTAAATCAGTAACTACTTTCCGCACCCAACACATCTCATTATTACATAGGACCTTCTTCATATAGAAGTTTAAGGTCTCCCATAACTCGGTAGGATCATCTGTGGTAATCGTGCTATCTGGGTGACGATCATTCCAATATGACTGAATACGTTTTAAATTTTCATATGTAAAACAAGTCAAATCATTCAAATCATCCGAATTATTCTTGATAGAGTAAGGACTACATATAGGCTTTTTCATGTATAGTATATATATTATACTACTAATTATTTGTAAGTAAAAATATTATATTTACTTACAATTACTTACAATTACTTACAATTTAAATGGACCACTAAATGTTGTTTCGTTGTTCACGAGTAAAATTATTAAAAGGTAAAATATCATTCACTGGTGGCGTGCAACTACTTGAAAATTTAGGAATATCAAAGAGAAGATCATGAGGACCGGATCTTTTCTGATAAGGCGTGTTCAGACTATATAAATCGCCATTCATATTAGGTACATAAGAGTTGAAGTTATCGGCATTATTTTTCACGTCAGCGTTATATAGGTTAGTTTCATTGTCTATACTTTCAGCATACATTGTAGCAAGTGTGTTGTTATTATATGAAGTAGGTACTCTCTTTTCCAAAGTATCCACACCACGTTTATAATTAACAGTACTGTATTTAGTATTATCGGGAACTTCACTTATAGACATATTATAATTAGATGGCGTTACTGTATGATGAAACTGTTTATTAAAACGTTTGACATCTTTCTCTAAATGGCAAATGTATACATTATTAGATTTAAACATAATAATATATATGAAGATTAAATTTAAGAGCAAAAATTAAGAAAAATTATCAATTACTAATCAATTACTAATCAATTACTAATATCCTTCAATCAACAGTTTACATACACATGCCGTATAATAATCTGTTTTGAATGTAAAACACTAAAGGTCCTACCAACGCATATGTCCACATAAGAGGTGTGAAATTCTTCTTTTGGAATGTTAATAGTTGAAAGATGATGCCAACTACGGTAAGCATCAATACGATTAAACCAATTACTGAGAAAAGTAAAAATAAGCTACAGTATGATTTGTCAAGAGGGCCGAAAAACTGGTCGTGAAATTTGTCGAATGTCATTATATATATTAAGTCAGTAAAATTTTTTTTCCTAAAGCTTTTATATATCTATTTATTATATGAAGAGTCATGAATACTTTTACTTCACTTTATTGTATACCAGTTATATATTGTACTTTTTATTAATCATTGGATTCCAATTATTTGATATTGAATCTTATATTGTTCAAATAACTTCCTACATAAAGTTCTATATATGCTTTGTATTAATATTGCGCTTTAATCCATGGAGGACAATATCACAATTTAGTGATTTTGATCAGAAATTAGTTTTTACAAGCGCTTTATTTCTATTAACTAGTATTGGTTTTACCGAGTATATTGAATATAGACAATTCATAGATGATAAATTTAGGAAGTTTCTCTAAAATATTATTAAAATATTAGAATTTAATTTAATATTTTATTAACTATATAATGCCTTCTAAAACCCGCAGTGTTGCTAAAAATGGTAAACGCGTAAAAACTAGCATGTGTAAAGGAATCAAAACTGTATCCAAGTGCAAGAAAATGAAAGGATGCAGACGCGCCACTGGTAAGGTTCGTAGCTATTGTCGCAAATCTAAAAACGTGAAAAAAAGTGCGACTACAACCAAAAAAGCATTAAAACGTACCCGTGCCGAACGTTTAATTGATTCCCTTAAGGGAAGACGTAGCGACAAAACTATTCGTGAGCTTAGACGTCTTAACTAGTCACATACATATAAATAAAATATAATAATTTCGTTATTATATTCTATGAAAAATTGAATAAGATTATGTTGTAAGTTACGGTAACAAAAATCACAACATAAATGATAGAACCAAATACCAGTTATATTCCAATATCTGAAATAAAGAAAAATAAAGAACCTACTATTCTCAAGCCATTGTCACAAAATGATGATATAGTAAATAATATTGAAGGATCGCTCAATATCCAGTCATATATTGATCCCAGTAATTGTAATAGTTCAATAGACGAATGTTGGTTGAAATTAGGAATAGAAACATGTAATGTTAAGGTATGGTCAGGGATATGTTACGATATGTTACATTGTAGTTTTGGAACAGCACATCGTATCAGTCGGGTGTTTAGCCAATATCATTTGTTTTTAGACGTGATTAAATATACTCTTGGCGGTATCATACGTAGTTATTACCCGGTATCACAACATTATGTTATTGTTCCCGAAGCATTGACTAAGAAATATTTAAATATATCAAACTATTCTACGAATGATACCATCAATAAACGATTGATTACAGGGATATTTTACAATAGTAGCACTATTGATGGAAAACTGTATCAATCAAAAGACTATAACAAAGAAAACATACAATACAAAAATACGATCACTTCTAACGATAAAGAAACACTTATGGTATTCAAAAACAGATGTGAAGAATATCATGAATGCTTACAAATCATATCCATACAAATTATAAAAAATAGTAGTATTCCATTACGTAATCAGAATGTAGTGCATAAGTTGATAAAGGAACTTGATAAATTAAAAAAAAGAACAGATGCTTTGGAAATTATAAAGGATATACATGTAAAAGAACGTTGTACTCATACCATAAAATAATTCATAATACATATATTGTTTTTTATTGTATTGACAGTTTAGGAATATTGTGCGATTTTTACACCTTTGAACATTTAAAATTGATGTAAATAAATACAAAACCAACATATAGAATAAAAATGATTGGTTCTATTTACAAAATAGTGTTTCCTAATGGAAAGCATTATATTGGTCTAACCAGGCGCTCAATACAAAGGCGAAAATATGAACATTACATATCTGCGAAAAATGATGATCCCAGACGATTGTATTGTGCGTTGAGAAAATATGAAATGGTAGATACATTTGAACTTGTAAAAATATATGCATCGGAAATACAAGAAGAATTGGAAGAAAAGGAAACAGAATATATACAAATGTACAATTCTTTTATAGGTAATAATGGATATAATATGACTTTGGGCGGAGATGGATGTAATGGGTATGTTTTTACGGATGAAGACAAACTGAAAATGAGTAAAGCACAAAAAAAATTTCATCACAAACACCCGGAAGCAATAGAAAAAATGAGTGAAAGAATGAAACTTCGTTATAAAGCCGATGGTGCAATAAAAGAACATTGCGAAAGAATGAAAAAAAGATTCACAGATAACCCCGAATTAAGAGAAAAAATGAGTGAACAAATGAAACAATATCATATAGATAACCCAGACGCAGGGAAGCAACACGGTGAAAAAATAAAACAACTTTATATAGATAATCCAGAATTAAGGAAACAACACGGTGAAAAAATGAAACAGAGTTTTATAGATAATCCCGAAATAAGAGAAAAAATGAGTGAAATAAAGAAACAACTTCATATAGATAATCCAGAATTAGGGAAACAACATGGTGAAAAAATGAAACAACGTCATATAGATAACCCCGAATTAAGGGTCAAAATGAGTGAAATATCAAAACAACTTCATATAGATAACCCCGAATTAAGGGTCAAAATGAGTGAAATATCAAAACAGCGTTTTATAGATAACCCCGAATTAAAAGAAAAAATGAGTGAAATATCAAAACAGCGTCATATAGATAATCCAGACGCCGGGAAAGAACACAGTGAAAAAATGAAACAATATTATAAAAGTCCTGGTGTAATAGAGAAACACACCGAACGAATGAAACAGCGTTTTATAGATAACCCTGAATTAAGGAAACAGATGAGTGAAACAACAAAACAATCTCATATAGATAATCCAGAATTAAGGGTCAAAATGAGTGAAATATCAAAACAGCGTTTTATAGATAACCCCGAATTAAAAGAAAAGTGTAGAGAACGTGTGAAACTGTATAATATCAATAACCCCGAAGCAATATATAAGAAATTAGATGCGCGTGGGTGCAATAAACCATTTGATATATTTACAACAGACGGAACATTCGTAAAAACATTTACTTACCAAATAGACGCAAGAAAATATTTACAAACTGAATATAATATCACAAAAAATATTGATATAGGTTGTGTATTGAAGGGACGGCAAAATAGTTGTGCCGGGTTTGTATTTAAATATAAGTAAAATTAACATATTTCATACCATGTAAAAATAGGCATTTTAAATGAGAAAAGTGTAAAACAACTATTTTTATAAAAATTGAAATGAACATATTCATAATCATAATACATAAAAATGAACACTCCAGAGTATAGAAAAGCGTATATGGCTAATTTGAAAATGGAAACCAATAACAACCATAAGAATTTAGTAGCAAATAAAGGAAATCCATCGACGCAACAATACATACAAAATTCAGGACAACAGGTATTAGGCATTTCAACTTTTACTCCAACAAACGTTCAAGCAAAAGGAACCAAATTTAAGGGTTACAAGTAATTATATTGTTTATTGTATTTTGACAGTTTAGGAATATTGTGCGATTCATTTGCGATCATTTTATGACTTTTTTAATGTGGGTGTATAGTAATGCCAAAAGATGAAATTGATTACTCCAATACGATATTCTATAAAATATATTGTAAAACAGACGATGTAAAAGACATTTATGTTGGACATACTACCAATTTTGTACAAAGAAAATACATGCATAAGGCAGCATGCAATAGAGACAAATGTAGAAATCATAATCTGAAAGTTTACCAATTCATTCGCGAACATGGAGGATGGAATAATTGGAAAATGGATATTGTTGGGTTTCATGAATGTAATGACCATTATGAAGCTAGAAAAGTTGAACAAAAATATTTTGAAACATTACACGCAACCTTAAATAGTATTGAACCTTTACCAAAACCAAAACCAAAAATAATAAAAGAAAAAATTGTACAAAATTATCCACTAATATCCAAAAGATATGTATGTAATAATTGTTGCTATAGTTGTAACAAATTAAGTGAATGGAGCAAACATTTATCCACAAAAAAACATAATACAATAATAA